ATGTCTTCCATGCTTCTTACGCCGCCCTCGGCCGAGCCGGTCGCGCTCGCCGAGATGAAAGCCTTCCTGCGCGTCGAGCATGACGACGACGATGATGTGATCGCGGCGCTGATTTCCGGCGCGCGTACTTATATCGAGGCGCGCACGCGCCGCGCGCTGATCACACAAGGCTGGCGGCTGACCCGCGACGTGTGGCCGGCAAGCGGCGCGCTGCCGCTGCTGCCGGCGCCGGTCGCGGCGCTTCTTGCCGTGCGCGTCTATCGCGTGGAGGGCGGCGCCGACCTGATCGACGCTGGTCTTTTTGCGCTCGACAAGGCGGCGGCGCCGGCGGTCCTGACCTTCGTGCGCGGCGCATTGCCCGCGCCGGGCCGGCCGCGTGGTGGGATCGAATTCGACATCACCGCTGGCTATGGCGAGGAGGCCGGGGACGTGCCCGCGCCGCTGCGCCAGGCGATCCGCCTCCTGACGGCGCACTGGTACGAGAACCGCGCGCTGGTCGCGGCGAGCGGCGAGGTGGCGAGCGTTCCGGCCGCGGTCGCGGCGTTGCTCGCGCCCTACCGCGTGGTGTCGCTATGAGCGATCCCGGCCGGCTCGACCGCCGCCTGGTGCTGGAAGCGCCGGCGGAGACGCCCGACGGTGCGGGCGGCGTCACGCGCTCCTATGAAACCGTCACGACGCTGTGGGCGTCGGTCGTGCCCGTCTCGTCGCGCGAGCAGATCGAGGCCGCGCAACGTGGTGCGCGGGTGACGCATCGCATCACGCTGCGCCTGCGCGAGGGCATCACCACGCGCCACCGCCTGCGCGAGGGCGCGCGCGTCTTCCGCATCGTCTCTTTACGCGAAAGCGACGCGCGCCGCCGCTTCCTCGTGATCGAGGCGGAGGAGCGGGTCGGCTGAATTATCCCTCCCCCGCGTGCGGGGGAGGGTGGCCGACGCAGTCGGCCAGGTGGGGGTGCTGCCTCCCGCCGTTGACCCCACCCCGGCGTGCTTGCGCACGCCGACCCTCCCCTTTCAGGGAAGGGATTAAGGACACGCATTTATGCCCTCATCCTCTGCCGCCTTGCGTGCGGCGATCCATGCTGCCTTGTCCGCGCACGCGCCGCTCCTGGCGTTGCTCGGCGGGCCGAAAATCTGCGACGAGCCGCCCGCGGCTGCCGTCTTTCCCTATGTGACGCTCGGGGAGGCGCGCGTCTCCGACTATGCGGCGGACGACGCGCCCGGCGCGGAACATCAGCTCACGCTGCACGCTTGGTCGCGGCAGGGCGGGCATCGCGAGGCGCATCTCATCGCCGGCACGCTGTTGCAGGCGCTCGACGATGCGCCGCTTGAGCTCGCCGGACATCATCTCGTCAACCTGCGCTTCTCGCTCGCCGACATCCGCCGCGAGGCGGACGGGCGCACCTATCACGCGCTGGTTCGCTTCCGCGCCGTCACCGAGCCGGCCTGACACGGAGAAAGACAGAATGACCGCCCAGAAAGGCAAGGACCTCCTGCTCAAGATGCATGACGGGGAGGGCTTCGTCACCGTCGCCGGCCTGCGCGCGCGCCGCCTCGCCTTCAACGCCGAGACGGTGGACGTCACGCACGCCGAATCCGCCGGCCGCTGGCGCGAATTGCTGGAGGGCGCGGGTGTCAAGCGCGCCTCCGTCTCCGGGCGCGGGCTGTTCCGGGATGCTGCGAGCGATGCGCTGATGCGCGCGGCCTTTTTCGAGGGCGCGGTGAAGACCTGCCAGGTGGCGATCCCGGATTTCGGCTTGATCGAGGGGCCGTTCCAGATGTCGTCGCTGGAATTCGCCGGCGAGCATAACGGCGAGGTCACCTACGAGCTGTCGCTGGAATCGGCCGGCGCGCTGGTATTCACCGCCGTGTGAGGGAGAGCCCATGCCCAATCTTCATCGCGGCGAGATCGAGGCCGAGATCGGCGGTGAGACGCGCACGCTGGTGCTCACGCTCGGCGCGCTCGCCGAACTGGAATCCGCTTTTGGCGCGGAGGACCTCGCCGCGCTCGCGCAACGCTTCGGCGAGGGCCGCCTGTCGGCGCACGATCTCGTGCGCATCATCGGCGCGGGCCTGCGCGGGGCGGGCGAGAGTGTCAGCGACGCGGAGGTGGCACGCATGCGCGTGCCCGGCGGCGCGCAGGGCTATGTGTCGATTGCGGTCGCGCTGGTCGCGGCGGCGTTCGGCGAGGCGGAGGCGGCATGAGCGCAAAACCTTTCCCCTGGGCGGAGGCGATCGCCTTCGGGCTCGGGGTGCTGCGGCTGCCGCCCGAGGCGTTCTGGCGCATGACGCCGCGCGAGCTTGCTTTCGCCATGCGGGGTTTGCGCGGCGATGTCACAGCCCCGCTTACGCGCAAAGCTTTCGACGAGTTGATGCGGAGGTTTCCCGATGCCCGACCCGACATTCGGCGGTGACGACGACGCGCTCGCCGCCTTCGCGGCGGCGGACGACAGGCTCGCGCAGAGCGACATCCGCCTGCGCGATCTGGAACGCACCGCGCGCGCTTTCTCGCGCACCATGTCGCAGGCCTTCGCGCTGTCGGCGACCGGCGCGCGCGGCTTCGACGATGTGCTGAAGGGGCTTTACCTGCGGCTCTCCGGCCTTGCCTTGCAGCTTGCCTTCAAGCCGGTGGAGCACGGGCTGACCTCCGTGCTCTCCGGGCTGTTCGGCGGGCTTAACGGCGGGGGCGCACCGGCGATGCAGGCGGCCGCCGGCGCGGTCAAGCCGTTCGCGGCCGGCGGCATCATTGGCACGCCGACCTACTTTTCGCTCTCCGCCGGCGGGCTCGGGCTTGCCGGCGAGGCGGGGCCGGAGGCGATCATGCCGCTGTCGCGCACCGCCGACGGCCGGCTCGGGGTCGCGGCCGCCGCGCGCGGCGCGCAACAGAACATCGTCGTCAACATCACCACGCCTGACGCCGACAGCTTTCGCCGCTCCGAGGTCTATCTCACCGGTCAGATCGCGCGCGCGGTGGCGCGCGGCCAGCGGGGATTGTGATGGCGGCCTTCCACGATATCCTGTTTCCGCTCGACATCGCGCTCGGCAGCTCGGGCGGGCCGCAGCGGCGCACCGAGATCGTCGCGCTCGCCTCCGGCCGCGAGGAGCGCAACGCGCGCTGGGCGCATTCGCGCCGCCGCTACGACGCCGGCTCGGGCGTGAAGACGCTCGCGCAATTATCGCAAGTCGTCGCCTTCTTCGAGGAACGGCGCGGGCGGCTCCACGGCTTCCGCTGGCGCGACCGGCTCGACCATTCCTCCGCCGCGCCCGGCCTTGCGCCTTCGCCGCTCGACCAGGTGCTCGGGGCGGGCGACGGCGAGCGGACGCAATTCGCGCTCGTCAAAAATTACGGCGGCCTGCACGCGCCCTATCTGCGGCCGGTGACGAAGCCCGTCGCCGGCAGCCTGCGCGTGGCGGTGGACGGGGCGGAGGCGGAGGAGGGCGACGCCTTCACGCTCGATGTTGCGAGCGGATGCCTCATTTTCGCCGAGGGCCATGCGCCGCCCTTGGGCGCGGTGGTCACGGCGGGATTTCTGTTCGACGTGCCGGTGCGTTTCGACACCGACTATCTGGAAGCCGACCTGTCGGCTTTCGCGGCGGGCGCGATCCCGAAAATCCCGCTGGTCGAGATCAGGGTCTGAGCATTCATGCGCACCATTCCCTCCGCCCTGCAAACAAAGCTCGAGTCCGGCGCGACCACGCTCTGCCGCTGCTTCGTGCTGACGCGGCGCGACGGCACGGTACAGGGCTTCACCGATCATGACGAGGACATCGTCCTGAATGGCGTGCTCTGCCGCGCCGGCACCGGGCTCGATGCCTCAGAGGCGACGGTGCGGCTCGGGCTGTCGGTCGCTGGCGCAGAGGTGTCGGGCGCGCTCGCCGACGACTGCCTCACCGAGGCCGACCTCGCGGCGGGCCGCTACGACGCGGCGCGCATCGACATCTTCCTCGTCGATTGGAGCGAGCCGTCGCTGCATGTGCTGCTCGCGCGCGCGAGCCTCGGCGAGGTGCGCCGCGAAGGTGCGGCTTTCGTCGCCGAGATGCGCGGGCTTGCCGATGCGCTGGCGCAGGAAAGCGGACGCCTGTTCACCGCAAGCTGCGCCGCCGATCTCGGCGACCATCGCTGCGGCGTCGATCTCGCGGGTGCACTCTATCGCGGCGCGGGCGCGGTGAGTGCGCTGCGCGGCACCTCGGCTTTTGCCGCGAGCGGCCTCGATGCGTTCGCGGAGGGCTGGTTCGACGCCGGCCGGCTGGTCTTTTCAGACGGCGGCAATGCCGGGCTGGCGGCGGAGGTGAAGCGCCACCGCCGCGAGGGCGCGACAACTGTGATCGAGCTGTGGCAGGCGATGCCCGAAGCGATCGCGCAAGGCGACGCCTTCGTCGTGACGGCCGGCTGCGACAAGAGGTTCGCCACCTGCCGCGACCGTTTCGCCAACGCTGTCAATTTCCGCGGCTTCCCGCACATTCCCGGCAACGATTTCGTCATCCGCTACGCGATCGACGGCGAGCCGGGCAATGACGGCGGCAGCCTGAACGCAGGATAACCATCGTCATGCCGGCCAAGCCCGTTGCACCCGCCCGCATCGTCGCCGAGGCGCGAAGCTGGATCGGCACACCCTATCGCCACCAGGCGTCGCTGAAAGGCGTCGGCTGCGACTGCCTCGGTTTGGTACGCGGCGTCTGGCGTGCGCTCTACGGCGAGGAGCCCGAACGCGCGCCGCCCTATGCGCGCGACTGGGCGGAAGCCGCCGCCGGCGAGCCGCTGGCGGAAGCGGGCCTGCGCCATCTCGTGACGCTCGACGCGACGGCCTTCGCGCCAGGCGACGTATTGCTGTTTCGCTGGCGCGCGCATCTCGTCGCCAAGCACGCGGCAATCGTCTCCGCGCCCGAGCGGATGATCCACGCGCATGACGGCGCCGCCGTCGCGGAGGTCGCGCTTGCACCCTGGTGGCGGCGGCGCATCGCCTATGCCTTCCGCTTTCCGGGCGTTGAAGGGTGACGTCGCCGCGCTCGTAAACTGCATTCGGAATTTCCAAATGGCCGCACTTCTTCTTTCCGTCGCGGGGCAGTCGCTCGGCGGCGCCTTCGGCGCGGCCGGTGCGATGGCCGGGCGGCTCGCCGGCGCGGTCGCCGGCAGCATCATCGACCGCTCGCTGTTCTCCGAGACGGTAGAGCGCTCGCGCGAGGGGCCGCGGCTGTCCGATCTCGAGGTAATGGCCTCGAGCGAAGGTGCTGCGATCCCGCGCGTCTATGGCCGGGTGCGGCTGTCCGGGCAGGTGATCTGGGCGACGCGGCTGGAAGAAGAGATTTCCACCCGCAGCGAAACAAGCGGCGGCGGCAAGGGCGGCGGCGGAGGAGGCAGCGCCGTCACCACCACGACCACTACCTACAATTATTACGGCAACTTTGCCGTCGGCCTCTGCGAGGGAGCGATCGGGCATGTGCTGCGCGTGTGGGCGGACGGCAAGCCGCTCGACCTGTCCGGCATCACCTGCCGCATTCATGCCGGCGGCGACACGCAGGCGCTCGATCCCCTGATCGTCGCCAAGGAAGGCGCGGCCAATGCGCCGGCTTATCGTGGCCTCGCTTATGTGGTGTTCGAGCGCCTGCCGCTCGGCAATTTCGGCAACCGCATCCCGCAATTGTCGTTCGAAGTGGTGCGGCCTGTCGGCGCGCTGGAGCGCAAGGTGCGCGCGGTGACGCTGATCCCCGGCGCAACCGAGTTCGGCTACGAGCCGGCGACCGTGGTGCAGGTGATGGGGCCGGGACAGTCGGCGCCGGAGAACCGGCATGTCGCGCATGCGTCCTCCGACGTCGTCGCCTCCCTCGACGAGTTGCAGGCGGTATGTCCCGGCCTGCAACGGGTCGCGATCGTCCCCACCTGGTTCGGCGACGACCTGCGCGCCGGCACGTGCCGGATCAAGCCGCGCATCGACCACGCCGGAAAGACGACGCACGGTGCGACTTGGTCGGTTGCCGGGCTCGCGCGCGCGGGCGCGACGCTGGTGTCGCAGGCGGACGGGCGCGCGGCCTTCGGCGGCACGCCATCGGATTCCAGCATCACCCACCTGATCGCCGAACTGAAGACGCGGGGCCTGAAGGTCACGCTCTATCCCTTCGTGATGATGGACGTCCCGGCCGGCAACGCGCTGCCAAACCCCTACACGAATAGCGCGCCGCAGCCGGCCTATCCCTGGCGCGGGGAGATCACCTGTCATCCGGCACCGGGCGTCGCGGGCTCGCCCGACGGCACCGCGACCGCGGGCGCGCAAGTCGATGCCTTCTTCACCGGCGGCGGGTCTGCGGCGTGGAACTACCGGCGCATGATCCTGCATTACGCCAATCTCGCCGCGGCGGCGGGCGGGGTCGACGCCTTCGTCGTCGGATCGGAATTGCGTGCGCTGACGCGCGTGCGCTCCGCGTCCGGAATCTATCCGGCGGTGACGCAGCTTGTTTCGCTCGCGGCGGAGGTGAAGGCGATCCTCGGCGCTGGGTGCCTCGTCACCTATGCCGCCGACTGGACCGAATACGGCGCGCATGTGGTGGATGAAGCCGCGCAGGAAGTGCGCTTTCCCCTCGATCCGCTCTGGGCCTCGCCCGCGATCGGCGCGGTCGGCATCGACTATTACGCGCCACTGTCGGACTGGCGCGATACCCACGACCATCTCGATCGCGCGTTCGCAGCCTCGATCTACGACCGCGACTATCTGCGCGGCAACCTGCATGGCGGCGAGGCTTATGATTTCTATTATGCGGATTCCGATGCACGGCAGGCGCAGGCGCGGCTGCCGATCACCGACGGCCTCGGCAAGCCGTGGATCTTCCGGCAGAAGGACATCTGGAATTTCTGGTCGCAGGCCCATCACGAGCGTGTCGGCGGCGCGGAGCTTGAGACGCCGACCGCGTGGGTGCCGCAGGGAAAGCCGATCTGGCTGACGGAGGTCGGCTGCCCGGCGGTGGACAAGGGCGCCAACGAGCCCAACGTCTTTCCTGACGCGAAATCCGCGACCGGCGGCTATCCCCGCTTCTCCAACCGGCGGCGCGACGACCTGATCCAGCGCCGCTTTCTGGAAACCCTGCTCGACGCCTTCTCAACCGACAGCGACCTCAATCCCGTATCGTCCGTCTATGCCGGACGCATGGTCGATCCCTCCGGCATCCATCTGTGGACCTGGGACGCGCGGCCCTATCCGACATTCCCGGCCGCGACCGACGTGTGGAGCGACGGCGTGAACTGGGAGACCGGGCATTGGCTGACCGGCCGGCTCGGCGCTTCGCAGCTCGAAGGGCTTCTCGCCGGCATCCTTGCTGATGCGCAGGCTGGCGCGCAGGCGGGCGCGTTCGATGCCTCCGCGCTCGGCGAGGGGCCGGACGGCTATGTCATCGACCGGCCGATGACCGCGCGCGCGGCGATCGAGCCTTTGGCGCTGACCTACGCCTTCGACGCGGTGGAAGACGGCGACATGCTGCGTTTTCGTCCACGCGGCGGCGCGCCGGTAGCCGAGCTTGACGAGAATGATCTCGTGCTGACCGAAGACGCCGCGCCGGCGCGGCTGACGCGCGCGCAGGAAACCGAATTGCCGCGCGAGGTGACACTCGGCTTCGTCGATCCGGGCGGCGATTATCGCCGCGCCGCGGCCTCCTCGCGGCGGCTGGTCGGCGCGGCCTCGCGCGTCGTGCAGCATAACGTTGCGATGGTGACGAACGACGCGGCCGCCGCGCGCCGCGCCGACATCTGGTTGCAGGACGTCTGGGTCGGGCGCGAGAGCGCGGATTTCGCGCTGCCGCCGAGCCTGATGCGGCTGATGCCGGGCGACGTCGTGGCGCTGACGCTCGGCGGCCGGCGGCGGCTGTTCGAGATGCGCGAGATCGTCGATGCCGGTGCGCGCGCGGTGAAGGCGCGCGCCATCGACCCGGAGGTGTTCGACCTGCCGCTGCCGAACACGCATCGGCGCGCGCCCGATCTGCCGGCAGCGGTCGGGCCGGTCGTGGCGCATCTGCTCGACCTGCCGGCGCTCGACGCGAACGAGCCGCCGGTCCTGTCGCGCATTGCGGTGTTCGCCGATCCCTGGCCGGGGCCGGTGGCGGTGTGGTCCTCCGGCGACGGCGCGAGCTATGCGCGCGCGGCGATCGCCGCCGCGCCCTCGATCGTCGGCGTGACGCTCGACGACCTGCCGGCCGGCGCGCCCGGCCGCTTCGACCGCGCCAACGCCGTGCGCGTGCGCCTGCATGGCGGCGCGCTCGCCTCGGTGTCTGATGCCGCCTTGCTCAACGGCGCCAATGTCGCCGCCCTGCGGCGGAGCGACGGCGCCTGGGAGATCGTGCAATTCGCGCTCGCCGAACTCGTGGCCGAGGACACCTATCTGCTATCGCGATTGCTGCGTGGGCAGGGCGGCAGCGAATGGGCGGTCGCGGACCTCCTGCTGTCCGGCGCGCCTTTCGTGCTGCTCGACGCGCATGTGACGCCGATCGCGCGCGGCCTCGACCAGCTCGGCCGCACCGTGCAGTTGCGCGTGGTCGCTGCCGCCCGCGACCACGGCGACACAGCGAGCGTGACGCTGACGCTGACGCCGCAAGCGACCGCGCTCAGGCCGCTGTCGCCGGCGCATCTGCGCGCCAGACGCACGAGCGAGGGCGTCTTGCTGCGCTGGATCCGGCGCACGCGGATCGGCGGCGATTCCTGGGACTTGCAGGATGCGCCGCTCGGCGAGACGGCGGAGGCCTACGAGATCGACATCCTGTCGGCGGGCGAGGTGGTACGCACGCTGACGGCGGCGACGCCCACGGTCCTTTATGCAGCAGCCGACGAGATCGCCGATTTCGGGACGCCGCAGGCGAGCCTGAGCTTCCGCGTCATGCAGATGTCGGCGAGCGTCGGGCGCGGCTTTCCCGCGCAGGCGACTGCCGCGCTCTGACTGTCCTTATCTTCACCCCATCACGGGATCGACAAGATGACCGATGCGTCTTTCGGGGCGGCGCGGCTGCGCGCTTTGGCCATCCGCGGGCTCGCCGGCGGCGCGCCGCTTCATTTCTCGCACGGCCTCGACGTGCTCGCCGGCAAGCTGCGCGCGCTCGGCGTCGCATGCAGCGTGCACGAGCAGGGCTCGCTGCTACGGCCCTATGGCGAGGTGGCGCGCATCTCTGCGGACGCCTTGCGCGCGGCGAAAGCCGGCGCGCGGCCGGTGCTGATCGGTCATTCGATGGGCGCGGACGCGGCGCTGAAAGTCGCGGCCGGGCTTGATGCGCACGCGGTCGCGGTGCCGCTCATCGTCTGCTTCGATCCGACATCGTTCAAAGTCGTGTTCGGCCCGCCGCCGGTGCCCAAGAACGTCGCGCGCGCGCTCTGCTTCTATCAGAAGGTCGCCCCACTCGGGCGCGGCATGCTGCGGCCGGGGCCGGGCTTTTCCGGTGCGCTCATTCAGGAGCGGCACGACCAGATGCATTCGCGGCTCGACGACGATCCCGCCCTGCATGCGCGGGTGGTGGAGGAGGTGCGCCGCCTCTTGCGCGCGCCGTCGCCCTGATGGGCGGCAAGCGACGAGAGCGACGCAAATCGTTTTCGCAACGGGCCGCAGCGCGGCCTTTTTCATGACAGGAGAGAAGATATGGAATGGCTCGGATGGGCGGTGGTGATCGCCGTTATCGTCTCGCTGTGCGCCTATCGCTATACCGCCGGCAAGTGGCCGCTCAAGCTCGACCTGTGAGGGCGGCATGGTAGCGGACAATTACGAGGAGGCGCTGAAGCGCCTGCTGGCGCATGAGGGCGGCTATTCCAACCACCCGAGCGATCCCGGCGGCCCGACCAGGTTCGGCATCACCATCCACGACTATCGCAAATACGTGAAGCCGGACGCGAGCGCGGCGGACGTGCGCGCGATGCCGCTGGCGCACGCGAAAGCCATCTACCGCGACAGGTACTGGGACGCGATGCGCTGCGACGCATTGCCGGCCGGGCTCGATTATGCCGTGTTCGATTACGGCGTGAACAGCGGCGTCTCGCGCGCCGTGAAGGTGCTGCGGCGTCTCGTTGGCCTCTCCGAGAGCGCGCAGATGAACGACGCGGTGATCGCGGACGTGCGCAGGCACGACGCCGCAGACCTCGTCGCGCGGCTGTGCGACGAGCGGCTCGCCTTCCTGAAGCGCCTGCGCACCTGGCCGGTCTTCGGCGCCGGCTGGTCGCGCCGCGTCGCCGAGGTGCGGCGCGCGGCGCTGGCGATGGCGAAAGGGCCGCAATCCTCGCCGTCGCGGCAATCGCCGCCGCCGCGTGCGGTTGGCGAGGAACGTGCGCCGCTCGGATGGCTGCGGCGCAAGATGAAGGGCTGGAAGACGATCGTCTTCGGCACGGCGCTGACCGGAGCGGGCGTGGCGGCCGATCTCCTCGACGCCGCGCAGGCGGTCGATCTCGCGCCGCTTCTGCCGCCCGCGCATGCGGTGCGCATCATCGCAGCGATCGGTCTCCTGACCATCGTGCTGCGTCTCGTCACCTCCGGCCGCATCGGACAGAAGGATTGCTGACATGCTGGGCAATCTCGTCGTGAAGCTGATCGGCCTGTTCGGCGGCGGCCTCCTTGAGAACCTCCTCGGCCGCGTCGCCGACCATTTCCGGCAGAAGGCGAGCGAGGATCTCGCCCGCTTCCAGGCGGGCGTCACCGCCGACACGCAGGTCGCGCTGGCGCAGGTCAATGCCGAGCTTGAGATGCGCAAGGCGCAGGCCGCGATCCTGCGCGCCGACCGCGGCTGGTGGGTGACGGCCTGGATCAGGCCCCTGATCGTCTATCCTTGCGTCATCCATTTCGGCGCCATCCTGCTCGATTCCACCTTCCGCTTCGGCTGGGGCATCGCCCGGCTGCCGCCGCCCTACGACGCCTACGAGCAGGTCATCATCCTGTCCTTCTTCATCACGCGGCCCTTCGAGAAGGCGGCGCGTGTGTTCAGTGCACGGCGCAGGTGA